CGGCAACGGCCAGCGCGGTAGCTTGCCCTTATCGGCGTACAGGACTTCCTGTGTAGCCACGGCTACGTCAAGGGACTGGTCCTGGTACGTCCAGGAATAGGTATCGGGGAACTCAAAGCCACTGCCTTCCCCCGACCCAGGATAGAGCCCATTCGGGTTAAGGTCGTTGGTAATCTTGTAGTGCTGGACGCTGGGCTCACCATTGACAATGACAGTCCTGTACAGGCTAATGCCGACAACGCGCCAATTACTGACCCCGAACCTACCAGTAGTAGGTGTGCCATCGCTGTTCAGCGGATTTGGCAACCTGCCGCCAATGATGACGGTGTTATTCTCACCGGTAACGTACACGTCTACGGGTGGACTAGGGTAGCTCCATACCCTGTCACCGCTTTCGTTGCTAACCTCGTAAGTAGCGATGTACTGCAGCTTCCCCCGGGCCACGCCAATGACGCCTTCATCTTCGGTAATGTCAATGATGAACGGAGCCTCAGGGCCAAGATTGAATCCATGCTCACTGAAACCGCTGTCAGTAAACTGTCCCCCAAGGGGACCTGGCAGCAACAGCTCATTAAACGCCTCGAACGGCTGCCCGTAGCTGTCCTGTGACAGGTTAAAGCGCTTGATACCTACCGTGCTTTCGATGCTGGTGTTGACAATGCTAGTGGCAGTACCATTAGGCGCCTGCACTGTCTGGCCAGCGGTAAAGCTCTTGGCCCGGTAAGGCAGCATTACTCCCCAGTCACTGCCAGTATCGCAGATAGAGCTAACAGCACATGGATACAGATTCAGGAACTGGGACACGCTGTCGCCTTCGAATCTCCAGTCACTGTAAGCCAGGCCAAGCTCAAAGCATCCAACCTGCGGTTTCGTCCCCGTCAGCGGCGTCAGGAACCAGGCAGGCTGGTACTGCGGGCGTACGCCGTTCTTTAGCTGGATAATGATATTGACTGTGTTTTCGAATTCCTCGTTGCGCTGTGCAACTGTGCCATTCAATGGATTGGCTACAACGGTATGGTTGTCGTTAGGGTCCAGGTAGACAATTTCATACGTGCCGTTGTTGGAATCATTGATTGCATCTGCAACGCTGATGACTGCCCCGAGGTAGGTATAGTCAAAGTCCACGTCCTGGATGTAGAAGGTATATGGCGTGACGCTCAATGGAGCTATCAGCTTGGCCGTTGGCAGTGGCGTTCCAAACTGCTCAGCGTGAATGACAGTGGCTCCGCCCGTAGTGACGCTATTGGTCCCTGGCACGTCAGTAATCGTGAACGTGCCATTGTTCTGCGGATAGACAGTGTCGCCGCTAATCTGCAGGTCCCATCCATCGTCTTGGGCTGTAAACGGGAAGCCACCGGAAATGAACCACTGGTTAACCAGCAACGGCGTCATGACAGCCGTAAAGGAGCCTGCATACGTAATTTCGCTGCCTGTCACGATGATAGCGCTTCCATAGGCGCCGGTCTCTACCTCGCCAGGTCTACGCAGGTAGTAAATGGTCTTGGTTCCATCATCTGGGCCGCCAGTACCTGACACAACCATGGTCCCGCCACCAAACATATCAGCCTCAATCTTGTTAGCCACATAGTTGGACATGTCGGCGTCAAGGTTGTAGTGGGTCATGCTTGCGGTAACGCACGTGCCTGCCGTGTTGAACGTACCTACAGGATAGACTCCTGACGGAGAATAGGCATAGACCTGTGTGTTACTGACCCTGTAGGCAATGATGTACTCGCCGTTGGCGGCAGTCACACCCGTTGTTCCTGCCAAGGTAATCCTGGACCCAATCATGGCGCTGGTGAACGTACCATTGGCAAGAGTGAACAGCGTAAGCGGTGTGTTGTCTACGACTCCTGGAATACTGCTGGCATTTACGAATGCAGCAGTATCGCCAGCTGCCACGTTGAAGCTAGCCAGCGCGGTGGTCTTCCTAATCTCTACGCCAAGGACAGCTGCTGACGTAGCCGTCCAGGGGCTGCCCTGCGTACCGTCGCCAATCTCTACTTCCAGCTCCTGCTCGGCGTTACCAAGCATGTAGTCCCCGCTGGTCCAGTTAGGCGTCACCGTTTCGTTGGTAATGGCAAGCCCTGACCCTGACTGGTAGTAGGTGTAGACGTAATACTCGCCGTCGATGGCAAAAGCACGGCTGACCTGTGTCACTGACTGGGTAAAGCGAATGGCAGACGCAACCCCTGCCCAGGTATCACGAACAGTCGTAGTAGTCCTGACAGCGGGGTCGTAAGCAGGGCCTGCAGTGGACACGTAAGCAGGCAAGGAGTAGCTCAGGTACATGTCAGGCTCTTCGGCGTCAACGGCTACGTATCCAGTCATGGAATCAGGATACGTCGGAGGGGCCGAGTTGAAGTCATACTCATGCGTTGACAGCCTGGTAGTGGTATCAATCTGGTAGCCCCACAGGCTGTTGCTTTCGCCTGCATCCATGGTAGCGATGTAGATAAAGTCGCCACCAAGGTCATTGGTCATGAACGCGATAGGCCCGGCACACTTCATATTCGTATCAACAGTTGTGGCAATGCTAATGCTGCCACTGAAGCTGATGCGGTTGACTTCTACCCCGCCACTGCCATTGTTCTCAGGCTGGACCAGCCATGCGGCACCGTCGTAACCCAAGACATCCCAGTATCCAGGACTGAGCAGCCAGTTCCTGTCAATGGTAGCGTTTCCAGTCAAGTCCTCGCCGCTAGGGCTGTAGACTGCTACCTTAACAGTAGCTCCAGCCGTGTCATCACTGTGAAAGACGAAGAAGTTTGTCCCATCCGTAACCACCTTGGCCAATGCCCTGTCATCGCTGTCAGTGGCTGCCCAAAGCGTGCGCGGTGTGGTAATCCAGGTCTTGTTATCAGCCCTGAACCCAACCTTGCTAACGCCTACAGGCTCATTGTCTACGTTGTATTCAATCTCAGTCCAGACAAAGCAGGTCACTCCATTGAGCCATGCGCTATCCGGGGCATGGATAACCCTGTCGGCAGTGTGGTATACATCTTCTGTCAGCTTGTTTGTGATAACGCGCTCGTCACTGTACTGCGTCCAGTCACTGTTATTGTAGACCTTGGGTACGTTGGCCACGACTGCCAGTAGCTGCTGACCAAGGGCTGCCAATGCGTTCCTGCTGCCTGTGACAGCGGCCTCAACAGCCCCCGTAACAGAGTCATGGCAAGCGCTGTTCAAGTCACCAAAGCCTGCCCGTGGCTCAACTACGATACGTTCGTTGGCGCTTCCTGGTCCCTGGTACTTTCTCACCTGGCAGTCAAGCATGGCCGCAAGCCTACCAGTGGCACCGCTGTGCTTGCCAGCCAGCTGGTTAACAACTGACAAGTAAACGTCGATGACTCCAGGTGCAAGGCCGCTCATTTATACCGTCCAGAACTGTGTATCAGTGGCAACAATGGTTACAGTATCCGTAACAGTTAGCTGGTTTCCTTCGTTGATTCTGACGCCTTGTGTATCGCTGGCCTTGACGATAACAGCCCTGTTACCTGGCTTGGTAACCTTTACCGTAATCGCCCGACTGACAGTGCCAGGAGCAGGCAATAGAATGTAAATATCGGAAACAGCGCTAGCAGCATCCACGAGCACATAGTCTTCATTCCCCGTCAACGTGACATTGCCTTTGACCTGGATGGACCGTATCACAGTCTTCATCTCCGCTGTCAGCTCTTGGACCGCTGCTGCTACCTTCTGCTGGATACGGTTCAGCTTGTAATCTTCGAAGTTGTCAATCTGGAACTTAGCCATAGTACGCCCTGCGATAGCCACGGGTAACGGGAGCCTGACCAGTCGTTTCTGACCGCTGTTTTGTCAGGGCAATCACCCGCGCCTGCATCCTGTTGAATTCCGTTTCTTGGCCTGCAGTGGACTGCCCTCTGCCGTTGCGGATGACCATTGAGGCATATAGGACGAGATAACGAGCCCATGGCGTCAGCTTCTCAGGCAACTCTCCAATCGTTCCAGCTGGCTGCCCGTGGACAGTGGCAGTACCATCCAATGGATTGACACCGTTATGGGAAGGAGCTTCCAGCGTCTCGCACTGAGTAGCGCTGTTGACCACGGTTATTGTATACGTGCCATTGAGGTCAGTATTGTCACCAGTCATGCCGGCAATGGTCAGAGACATGCCTACATCATCTGCCGTAAACGCAGCGTTCTGTAGGTTCCATTGACTAAGACTTTCAACGATGCTGTCATCGGTTTCGATGTCAAAGGTGCGGGTAACTTCTTCTGCCAGTGGCTCTCCAATCGGCGTGTAGACTAGCCTGTAATTGCCCTGTGCATTCCCCGCCGGCAGTACCTCCAGCGTGTCCCCATCAATCCAGAACTTCCTGCCAATGAAACCGTTAAAGGACCAGACACTGGCCATTGACGGCCAAATGCCATTCATCTGGTTGCGCTCGGCAAAGCTGGCCAGCTGGTCTACAGTCTTCCAGTCAGGAGTAACAGAACTGCCAAGGTTCAGGTCCAGACCCTGTGCCATCTGGAAGTCAGGTACAAGCGTTTCCATGTTGATGGAATTGGCACTTTCGCCGCCAGCAAGGCTGAACTCGTACGTGCGCTTGAACCAGTGAGCAAACCTAATGACAAGCATGTCCCTGAGGTCGTGATAGCCCTCAGTCAGGAAAGTGATGATGTCAGTATCGGTGTAGAACTGGTTATTCTTCAGTCCCGATTCACGTCTCGTTTGCGCTATCAGGTCTTCAACAGTTACAGCCATGTTTCATTCCAAAGAGAAGGCCCTGCCCCTGCCAAGCCAACAGGAACAGGGCCTAGGTTAGAGTGGATTACAGGCCTGAGCTATTAGACACAGTGAAACACAGCTCAATGATATCGCCAGAAGCCATATCAACTGCGTCTCCGTCACCGTCCACCGTCAAGAGCGTGAACGTTGCAGTGCTGCCAACGCTCGTAATCTTGCGGCAGTCACAGGCGCCAGTCTTGGCATAGCTGGCCTGCTGAATGCTCTGGGTGAAGCCAACGCTATGGTCAAAGTACTGGTCAAGGACTACAGTGTAAGCCCCCGTGCCAGTCCGGGTCACCGAAGTGACACCGGACCGCAGCGTGAGCGTGCTAGGAACAGCACCAGAAGCCCCGGACGTAAACTTAAGGTAAATGTCCTTGGTAGTCTTCTGGGTGCTGGAACGGTCCATATAAGGACCCGGGGCAGGTGCGAAAGGCATGTTATGCTCTCCTGTTAATTAGAACTGGAGGCCAGAGGGGCTGCCCACAGTGATAACAGCCGAGCTGGACAACTCCTCGCAGCCGAAGAAGCCAGTTGCCATGACGCTGCAGCGACTCTGGTTGCCATCAAACGAGTCGATAATGAGCTTGCCGTTAGTAGCAGGGCGGAAGATTTTGCCACCCGGGGCAGCAAACACCCACGTACCAGACTTGGTCAGCAGCATCTGGTTAACAGGCATGCTAGGCTCGGCCAAGACGTCGCACTTGCCCGTGGGCAACACGACCGTGAAGCCAGCAAATTCCACGTCAACGCCCTTGGTGCTACCCATGTCGTAGCGGACCTTAGTGTCGCATTCCTGCGCCATCTTCGGAAGCACGAGCGGGTTCACAAACAGCGTATTCGGCTTAGCCATCTTGCTGGCGTTCTGCATGTAAGCAGCCGAGCCATAGACAGCCTGGAAGATAGGCACCTGCGTACCGTCCCAGCCCCAGCCGCTGACCATGGTCACAGCCGAGGAGGCCGAACGGGTCACGCCAAGGAACGTGGTAACCGTCGGAACGCCGGCAGTGCGGTTGGCAGCAGGCGGCACCCAGCGGAAGACGTCCGGGAAGATACCAGTCGTGTCAGAGCCAGTAGGCAGCTGACCCTCAAGGCCGATGATTTCGGTAGCCGTCGGGGTCATGCCCGTGGCACCCACGTCGACAGTGATGATGCCGCCAAGCGGGTTAACGCCGATGACCTCACCCGAACCAGTGTTCAGGGCAGCCGTAGCATTGTCCTTGCTGACAATGACCTGGCCAATGTTGAACTTGGCAGCGTCAGTGCGAACAGTAAGGACCAGGTCCCAAATGTTGCCCGACGTATTCGTCGCAGTACCAATGACAGCATACGAACCAGCCGCGCTGGCCGTGCTGCCCAGGAGCATGTTACAGAGGTTTTCCGTGGCCAGCTCAGTCGCGTTCTTGGTGCTGTTCAGAGCAATGTCAACCGGCGACTGCTCGGTAGCCGAATAGACCTGGTCCTGCCACTGGATACGCGTGTTGCCATAAACAATGGCCGGGGGCACCGTAAAGCCAGCACCGGTAAAGCCATTGGCAGCCGAGTTGGCAAGCGAATCCTCGAAATTGCCGCTGGCGCCGCCACCAGGACCGGTATTCACCGGAATGCGGTAGCCAGTGCCACCAGCAGTCTTCAGCGACAGGCGGTCAAGGAACGGGTGATTGCGAACGAAAACAGGCAGCCAGATGTCATCAAGGGATTCAACTGCAACTGCATTAAGTTCATCGGAAATAACGTTAGCCATGGTAAGCCTCTACAAATGAAAGAAGTGGTCATCATTTGGCGCTTACCTGGCCCGACGTTGGGGGGTACCGAAGCACCCGTATCAGTAGCTAGCTGATATCCTACGGTTATCCCTGCCCAGTCCTTTGGGCATATCTTTCCCGTGCACTTTCAAGGACTTGCTCAAAGGTAGCGTTCTTGGGCAGCTGCTTTACCTGGGGACGTGGCTTGGACAGTGGCCGGCTAAACCGCTCCAACGGGTCCTTGGCAGGTTCGGTTACTTGCTTACCAAAGCGCTTGGCCAGGGACAGGTACTCTGCTTCAACATTGGCGTAAGCACGGACCATCAATTCTTCTGCGTCATACTCAGACATGTTATTGAGGTCGATACTGCGACCGTCCTTGGTCTTGTAGTCGCCAGACTGAACCAGCTTCAGGGCCTCAGCGTTAGCCTTGTTAGCGGCCTCGTCAATATTCTCTTCACGAGCACATACCTCAAAGTCCTTGGCATACTTCTTTCCAATGTTCTTGGCATAGCTGACAGCTGCCTTTGCCATTTCCTCGACACTGGACTTGTTACGGGTCTCTTCTTCTGCCTTATCACGGGCAGCCAGAGCTTCCTTAACAGCATTAGCAACAATGTCGGCAACAACCTTGGCGTCAACAGGCTTAGTCTCATTGCTGGTCATGTCGCCGCTATTGGCCTCAGCCCACAGCGCTGCCAGTTCATCAGCCCCATCGTTCCCCGTCAGCTTCTGCAGGGCTGCAAGCTTGTCCAGTGGCGACTTACTCCACAGTTCTTTGATTTCCTTCAACAGGGCAGCTTCAGCAACAGCTTCCTGGGCAGCGGCGGACTTGGTCTTAAGTTCACTGTTCTGCTTATGCGTATTGGCCAGCTCTGCCATTAGGGCTGCCACGTCAACCTTAGGCTCCTGCTTCGGTTCAGGTTCCTTGACAGGTTCGGCAACAGGGGCAGGGGTATTAGCTGCCTTGACCTTAGCCTTGATAGCCTCTAGGACAGCGTCGGGACTACCGACTGTTGCCTTAGGAATGGCAACAGCAGGCTCCAACGCGGGCTTTTCAGTGACAGGCTCAGTAGAAGTGGTGGCGACAGGTTCGGACATGGTTACCTCGGCTTGTGGTTACATAGGCGCCATGCTGTTGTTCAGCAATGGCAGAGAAGGTGGCGCAGCTTCAGGCGGCATACCGGCGCCTGGCATTGGCTGTGCCATACCAGGGTCAGACATAGGCGCAGCTCCTGCCATCGGGTCGGCAGTAGGAGTAGCCCCTGGTATTGCTGGTTCTTGCTGCATGGCTGCGTCGGGAGTGTTATTTTGGGCAATGTAGTTGATAACGACAGCGCGCCAGATGCTTAACCTGTCTAGGACATGTTGTGGGGACTTGAGAGCTATCTCGCGCTGGTACCTGTCCTCGACCTGTTGTTTGGCAAACAGATGGTCCATATAAGGGCTGGGCGGAATGAATTCATCGGACTTAACCAGTTCATCAAGCTGCGACTGGACGCTGTCAGCATCACTGTTAAGCTCGCTGAACATGCCGTTGATATCGGGCGTCTGCTGGTACTTGACGTACAGCTTCTTGTCAATGGTACCTTCAGCATACATTTCCTTGAGCAACTGAATTCGTCCGGCAACTGTTTGGGACAGCCTGCCAACGTTATAGGCCTGCAGGTCGTTGATACGGAAGTTGGGATTGAGCTTAATCGACTTCCAGGCAATCTTGCGCTTGTTACGTCCTGTTCTAATGAAGTCCGGTTCAAGGCGCTTGCCCAACATAATGAGCTGGTAAGCGGCGCGCTTGTCCAGCTCCTCTAGCCGTCCAATCTTTTCCAGGAAGTTTTGGTCATCAATCTGCGCCCACTTTGTCAACGCGACGCCGCTGGTAAGGCCAGTAGGCGACTCTCCCTTAACAGCGCTTTCACTGACATGGACCCTGGACCGTCCCAGGCTCAACAGCATTTCTAGATGCTGTAGCGCGTACTGCCCAATGGCCTCGGGCGTTACCAGTTCTGGCTTAGTACCAAGGTAAGAAACGATGGCAGCATTAAGGTCGCCAAGGGTATCTGGATTGGCGTTACTGTTTTCCTCGACCATCCACTTGGGCGCTCCTGCCCTAAGCTCAGACTCTTGGATGGTACTGAGCAGGCCATCTACCCACTGACTAATCTGCAACAGCTTTTCAGCAATGCCCTGTCCAAAGAGGCAGCCTGGTAGCTCGTCAAAGCACCAAAGCTCATACGGGTGAGGGTACTCCCATTTCTCGTCAATGAAAGCAAAGTCACCAACGCAGGTAACATGCCTGCCCGGGGTCTTTCCAATGGGCCTGGTGTAGCAGTCAAGCAACGCAACGACATCAGAACAGTCGAGGGAGCCTGTGCGGCTAAAGTAAAAGGCAGGCTCTGCGGTTGGAGCATTGACAATGGCATCAATGGCGACAGTGTCGTCCTTGTGCTGTTCCAGTAGGTCAGTCTTCTTGGCCCAGACACGCTCAATGACGTCATACGGGTCAGTATCGTCCGGGTTGCTGTACAAGAGGCAGTCAGGATTGGTGGCAGTAATCTTGGGATTGCCATTGCCATCATCATGAAACTTCCACGCGCCTGTCCCGTACCAGAAAGCCTCGATGCAGCCAGTAGTCCGTTCCCGCCACCAATTCAACTGGTCAAAGCCACCCTCAATCCAGCTTTCAATCTCCTCTGCCTGCATCCTGTCATCGTAATTGCCATCATCAGGAATCATGGACACGAACGTTTGGTGGCCCAGCAATCGGTTCGTGTACACATCTGCCATGGAAGCAGCAAAACCAGATTTGGCGCCGCTAAAAGAGAAGTTGCTGTAGTAGCGAACAAACGACTCAGGCCGCTTTGCCATCCCATACATGAACTGGGACAGGGAAGGCCTGCCGGTCATTTCCCGGTAGTAGACGTAGTTGCGCCAGCGCTGGGGCATGTTGTCCTGTTCCCGGCGAATGGCAGCACGGTTACAGGCATCGGCAACAGCCTTCCCGCGCTTATCCTTTTCCTTTGCCTTCTCAGTTGCCAGCCACCACTGGTCACTATATTGAGACAGGAGCTGTAGCTTGGTCTTCTTTTGGCCAAGCATTAGTTGCCCCAGGAGAAGACAGGGTCAGGCATGGAAAGGGAGTCAATGGCAGTCCTGGGGACAGCCTTAACCGGCGCCTTGGCCTTCTTGGGAACTGCCACAATGGGCTGGGTGGCTACCACATCCCCGGAACCGCGCTTGACACAGATGCTATTACCGTCACAGGAATAGGTAATCTCAGTGAAATCCTTACTGAATTCCTTCAGGACCTTAAGCAGGGCCTTGACTTTCCTGGTCTCAGAACGGCTAGAACTTGCCATATCGTTACCAGTTAGCTGGTATTCAGGTATGGTTCGTTACAGTTAGCTGTTAGTTGTTACGCGGCGGTGGCTGCCACATAACCAGGGCAGTATTAGGCTTCTCCCGCCGCTGCCAGCTTTTCTTCCCCTGTACCAGCTCCTGTAGCGTCTTCTGCTGCTGTTCCCTGAGCCATTCACCTTCAGTCTTAGGCTTAGGTTTGGTAGGTTGAGCGCCACGCGTCGTATAACTTGGCAGGTCCAGGGCATAGGTAGCAGCATCAGCGATGTCAGGGGATTTGGCGGTCTTGTCCAGCTCCCACTTACCTTTTTCCCGTGCCTGTAAGCTCCACTTGGCAGTCAGCAGGTCACCGGACAGCTCCGACCCTTCTATGACCCTGGCCACGCCACGGGCCAGTAAGTCTGACAGCCGCTGCACACGGGCCTTGAGCGACCCTGGCCCTTTGATGGCAGAGACAACTATGATGCCATGTGACAATTTCAGTGCGTCATTTACAGGAGCTGAGCTGCCTCCAGCGTCTCGGATGTACTCTATGGAAGGCCCATAGCGGCGCTTAAGTTCAGCACAGACAGCAAGCCAGTCACTGTCCTGTGGGTCTGCCCCAGGGTCTGTGACAGCCTCAGCCATCTGCCAGAGCTTGTCCTTGATAAGATGGTTCCAGGCCCAACAGACGATAGCGAACCTATCCCGGCGCTGTGCCTGGTCAATGCCAACGATGAACCTGTCAGCTCCCAGGTCATTTGGCGCGTACAGGCAGTGGAATGGACCAAGCTCAACGCGCTCAGTAACTGTGGGTGTATATGTGTGCTTAACTGCTACGAACCTGTAAGCATTGGCGTCAGCTGAGAAGCACCTTTCCCCGTACCAGCGACGTCTAATCTCAGGGTCGGTGACATCGTACTTGTACTTCTTGCAGTAACTATGTAGGCGCTTTAGGTTGTCTACCTGGAACGGGTTGTCAAAACGTGACCAGCAGAACAGGGCCCAGTTCTCAGACTGGTGTTGATAAGGGGACTGACCAACATCATCGCTACCAGTGTTCTCTACCCAGGTCTGCCAAAAGTACCCTGCTGGCACGTCAGGAACGGTGCCCAAGAGCACGAGTCTGCCAGGAATGGGTTTATCCGCAGTGGTTTCATCCAGCATCGGCCCAAGGATGTCCTCGACTGTCCGCTGCATGATTCCAGGGTCATCCTGTGATTCGTCAATGATTGCGATGCCATTTGACAGCTGGTCTCCTAGCAGGTGGGTGATGCGACGGGTATCGTCTGTGCCAGTAAACAGGATGCGGCTACCATTGGGCAGCACACAAAGCTGTTCCGCCTCCAGTACCTGACACATAGCGAACAGCTTGAGCTTGCGTAGAAGCTTTTTGAACTTACGCCAGACGATGCCAGCGCTTTCCTTGGTCAAGCCTAGGTACAGATTGCTGGTGTCAGCCGTCGCAGCAGCTGTCAGCAGGAGCAGACCACATGCCAGCTCTGACTTGCCGGCACGACGACTGCACATGCACAGAATGTTCTGTATGACACATGTCAGTACAGCGATTTGCCAGGTATGGTTGCCAGCTATAGACTCTGGCGTAACCTTGGCCATGGCTGCCTGAAAGCGTTCCAGCAGCAGCTGCTGTGCCTTGTCGGCTGTCAGCTTGGCTGCCACTAGGCCCTCTTAGCAGCGTTAACTAGCTGTTCGTCACCAATGGCCTGGGAGCCGTCAGCAGGCTCGCCAGCTTTCTTGGCCATGCCCTGCAGCTGAGACAGGGCAGCTACTATGACGCGGACTGCTTCAGGCTCGTCTGCCATGTCCAGCATGGCGCTGAGCTTGGCAACGGCCTTAGAGCAGATACGGCAGACTTCTTCTGCCTGTTGCTCCCAGGTGAGGCTGGAATGGGTAACGAGAAGGCGACGGCGAGCTGGCTTGTTAGGCTCTAGCTCTAGTATTTCCTTGGCGGTTAGGCTCCTGCCCGGGTCGCGGCTTGTCATCCTGCCAGGTAGCTGGCATTTCGGCTAGGGCTAGTTCTGTGGCTAACAACGCTTCTAGTTCGTGACTAACGTCATGGCCTGATTCATACCAGTAATAGTAGCCGAACCTGCCAATGCGCAATGCCAACGCGATGCCGAGCTGGCAGGACGGATGTAAGGCCAAGCTAATCATTGACGTCTGGCATCCACATGAAGGGCCTACAAATGGGCTGCAAGCCGAGAATGCGACCTGTAGCCTTGAACCTGGGATTGCGATTTGGCATGAATGGGGTGTAGACCTTGCGTGATGCCAGGCATCTGGACTTTGCCCAGCCCTGTCCGCGAAACATTGGTCTAACATATATCCAGGCAAGGTTCTTACTGCCACAGTAAGCGTCCCACATAGCAATCAAGCCATGTTCCTCGACTACGTCTACACACCAGCTATCCTTACCGGCAAGACTTGTCAGCATGTGCGCTATCTGGCGACCTGACAGCCCCTCAGCATGGGTGCTGTTCTCGCGATAGGACTTGATAAAGGTGGACAGGATATAGCCCCAGTCATCAGGCTTGGCACTGCGGTAGGTCATAGGGACCTGTCCCAGGCTTTCATGAGGTCGTCACTATCAAGTGCCTTGGCTGCAACGTTATAGCTGCAGTCATCGCACCTGTCACAAATCTGTTCCAGTGCCTGCCGCAATGCCTCAATCCTGATATCTTTCCTGTCCTTGACAGGTGGCGTTAACTGGTCCATTACGCTACCTCAGCAGTAAACAGGGCCTCAATGGCTACATCTTGCCATTCCGCTTCAAGGGATATCACGTGATAGTCACCATTAATGTAGGCAAGAGACAGGTCATTCATTAAGTTCCTTGTTGCATAAGCCTCCCAGTTGTTGATGGTAGAGCGGCGGAGATAATCACGCCATGCGACCTTCCCATCAATGTAATCGGCTGGTTCAAAATCTCTCATGGCAGTTCCCTCGGGCAGCTATATTTCAGCTTACGTACTTGTGCCTTTGTCAGCTTCTTGACCTTGCCTGGCTTGACGTCGCTGTCATGGTCCTTTGCATTGTAGCTTCTAGCCTCGGGAAGTCCAATATCTTTTAAGAACCCGCGCCATACCTGGTTAACCCTATGGGCTGGAATCTTTAATTTAGCAGCTGCCTGCTGCTGTCCGTGCTTAAGGCAGGCCAGGAGCACCTTACGTCGCGGGTCACGAAACCGTAGCTTGTACACAGCTTCAGTTACCCTACTCCAATATTCGGGAACAGGGTGCAGTTCCAGGGTGGTTCCCTGTTGCTCTATCAGGTCCTGTGATGCTTCTGCCATAGGGTCTAGTAAGGCTACCGTAAACGCACCCTTACCTGCCCCGCGAAAGGTGCTAGCTGGTATCTCGTTAAGGTCCCTGCCATGTTCAATGTCCTGGAAGCCTGTAGCCTTAAGCTTAGCATACCATTCCCGCTGCAGCTTGCTGAAAGCAGCCTTTGTCACAGTGCCTGCCTTAGGATTTGCTCAAACAATTCAGCTTGAATGGCCTGTTCCAGGAGCGAGGAAGGGGCGGCGTTAGCGCTGAATTCACAACTGTTAATGACCTCAAACTTAGGATATACCCAGGGCTCAGCCGCCCAGTAAGCCCCTGCCTTAGCGTTATTCTCCAACTGAATGAATGGTTTCACCGGGCTGCTCCTGTTTCTTGGCTTCTGCAGCTGCCTTGTAAGCCTCTTGCTGCTTCTCCAGCTCTGCCTTGAGCTTATCGGGCAGCTCAGGGTCAGCCTTGGCCAGGACATCAATAAGCAGTGCCTGGCTGCCAGCCATGACTTGCATGTCTTGCAGCAGGGGCTGGAAAGTACGTTGCAGGGCCATTGGCAGGACGCGCATCGCCTGGTTAAGCTTGGTGACCTGACGGGACAGGTTGCCGAGACGTTTCTTAAGCTTGTGCTGTGGAGTTTGCTTGCTCATGTAGATACTCTGACACACAACAGTAGCTGTGACAAGTATATGGCTAGTCCACATTGCCGCAGTGCATTTTATTTACCGTGGATGGCATGTGGATTGCTTGCCTGATATTGACGCGTCATAGGTTTAGCTGCTACATTAGCTATAGGAGAGGCGTTGCGGTAGGCCCAGACGGTGAGCATGCAGCGGGAGGCGGCGCGGTAACAGGGAAGGCGCCCGGACCGGGAGACACCACAACCGTCTAAGCTTAGACTGCGCACGTAAGCAGAGTTGCGCCTACACCTAACCTATCAGGAATCTGTTACGCAGCTCTCAGGAAACTGACACATTACCGTCATGCATCATAAGCTTATCAGGCACTTAGGCTTGGCACGTATCAGGCATAAACGAAAACTGGAGGATACGATGACAACGATTACAGGAACCAATACCAAGGTGGACCAGATTATTTTTGTGGTGCCGCCACATAGCTATCAGGTGAGGACATGGTATGTTACTTCTGTGCTTCTGTGTAAGGTTGCTGCAGTTATTGCTGCTTTTCACTTCGTTATCAAATTCTGGTAAGGTTACAAAATGGCATCCGAAAAAACTATTGCCTTACGAAATGTAACAGGCACTGCTAACTGGAAAGTCACGGGACCAGCCTACGGAAAGTGCCAGGCACGTCGACGTAAGCAGGCAGCGCGGCCGATGAATGAACGATATCAGGCTGGTCTGCGTAAGATTCTGTTCAAGAAGCCGGAGAAACTTAATGCGCTTGACCAGGCTATTGTTGACGGCTTTCCAGGGCAGGAGCAGGCCTAATGTTAGGGCTGGCACTGGCATGTGGCAGCATCGTGGCTGGGTTTGGTTGGACCCTGGGATGCTATTGTGCTAGAAACCTGCTCAAGCTTTTGACAGGTTCTGACGATAGCCATGGCGGAGGGACATCAGATGCGACTACGTGAGGACATGAAGACGGTACCGTTGCCACTTATGTGCCTGGGCTGCACCAAGGCCTACACCATGGCAGACATGGTCCATGGCCACAGCTGCCTGGGTAAGCGCCCCGGGTTGCGCCAGCACATGACAAAGATTGGGGCAGCCATTATGGCAGGGGCTATTCTGATTGTGGCTAAGTTTTGGGGTGCCATTTCTAGAATCTTCAGCTAAGGTAGATACAGGAGACAGACATGACTGGACAGGAAGCAAGGAAGATACTGCGTAAGGGGCAGAACTGGGTGTATACAGGACCAACCGGAACGAGATACATACACCGCAATCTACTTCGTCTGGAATATCCATACAAATTCGGGAACGGTAAACAGCTTGGGTTTGATGACAGCTATGGGACCTATGAACTACTGACCGATGTCAACACCGGCGAAAAGGCTGCTCAGTGGCTGGAATCTATCGCTGCCATGTTACGGCAAAAGAACCAGTCCTATGGCAACAGCGTTGGCGAGCCAGTCCGCATCTTCAGCGACTGTGACAGCATCGAGGGGCTTATGGTGCGCATGGATGACAAGTGGTCCAGGATGATGCGTGGGACAGCCTCGGGAGAGGACCCTAACCGGGACTTCATCGGTTACTATGCATTGGCGGTGGCAGAGGGCTGGGAAGGGCCTGATGCCGAAATGTTGAAGCGAATCAAGGATAAGTAATGGAGGATGCTATGAGTAATGTGAATGAACTTGCCGTGAAGATTCAAAAGGACAATAAGGCCTGGAAAACAATGACACGGGCCCAGCGACGGGTAGCTGTAGCCAAGGATGTCATTAAATGGCTGGACCAGGACAAGCTGGTGGCCAGCTCCGGTACCTATCTGTTTGCTGGGTATGGAAACGACGACCTTAGCAATCTTAGTAGCGTGAGACTAAACAATCCCGATGGCAGTTTCCAGGATACGCTTAAAACCCTCCCGGCGTGCGAGGTCTGTGCCAAGGGTGCTATCTTTGTCTGCGCCGTTAACCGGCAGAACAAGGTGACCAATGCCGAGACAGGCAACTGGGGCTGGACGGGAGAGGAAATGCGCGATAAGCTTCGCGGACTGTTTTCGGCGCGGCAACTGGACCTGATTGAGGCAGAGTTTGAGGGCAGCTACGGCTACTACTCCAGAATCATGGAAAAGACCATGGACTGTGATGATGAAAGCAGGATGCGTGCCATTATGCGTAACATTATCAAGAACAAAGGCACTTTCCTTCGCAAGGACGAGCGACTGGATAAAACAGGGATTCGCCAGCCGCTTAAGTAACAAGGATAAGCAAGAAAGGAACCAGTCATGAAAATCAAGTTGAACGTTACCCGTAAGCATATCATGTCCGGAGACTGCGGCGATATTAATTCCTGTGCCATTGCCCAGGCAGTTGCTGACCAGTTTGCTGGCGCTATGGTCAAGGTGGGCGGGACGGTTGAGGTGTATAACAGCAGCGGAAACATCGTGTTGCAAAGTCACTTGCCTGTTAAGGCTCTTAACTTCATGGAACGTTTTGATAGCTGTGACGGTGGTTGGTCGGTTACCAATAAAGACATTGAAAAGGCTAAGCGCAAGCTTAAGCCAGTGTCGTTTACCCTTGACTTCCAGGTGGTCTAGTCTTGTTCAAAGTCTGCGTATTTGCAGGTGCCAGAGGCACTGACCATTGGCAGGCCGATGCCAGGTACATCGGGCAGGAGCTTGCCAGGCGTCAGTGCCATGTCTTTTACGGCGGCAGCTCCAAGGGTGTTATGGGCGCGCTGGCCGATGGAGTCATGTCAGTCGTTGGTGGTAAGATTACAGGGGTGCTGCCTGAGAAGATTGCAGCCCTGAAGCATTACCGTCCCGATATCGAGATTGTGTCAGCCAAGACGATGGCAGAGCGCAAGGCAGTCTTCTGGAACTGTGACAGCTTCCTGTGCCTGCCAGGTGGGCTTGGTACCATGGATGAACTGTTCGAGATTTGGACCCTGACCAAGCTTGGATACCAGGAACATAAGCCTATCGTGGTCTTTAACCAGTACGGATTCTATGACCCGCTGCGTTCAGTAGTTAACAAGATGGTAGATAATAGATTCATGACACATGAGCGGTCAGGGATGGTACTGTGGGCTGACACTGCCAACGATGCCATTGACCTGACGACCCAGGTTAGGTGCGACGCTGTAAAGGCCACGGAAGAGTGAAGTTCCTACTCTTTCCACTTATCCTTAACCTGCTATATGTAGGTGCCTTTATCGAGGCCTGCTATAAGAAAGAATGGGCACGTGCCGTTTACTGGGTCTGTGCCATTGGCATGAATACTGCAGTTAGCTACTTCATAGGAAAGACTACATGAACGAACAGCAAGTCAAGGTCAAGCGACTGTCACCGCACCTGGCACATACCCTGCTTACTCTATCCCCTAAGCATGCCTGGGCCAAGGCCAATTACATGTTGGAGACTGAAAAGGACGACAACACCAAGCCAAAGGGCCTTGGCAAGCTTGTGGATAGGCTTGTTTATGGGGTAGGTGACGAAATTGTTGTTCGCCAGCCACGCGAAAAGATGGAACCTGTCCGTGGACAGATTCATTGTCTGCAGACGGAACTGGACCGGGCTACCAAGATTGCTGCCGCTGTCATGGATAAGGTACCTGACGTGCGGCTAGGCGAGTTGCAGCGTAAGCTTATATGGGATTATGGCGAGGTCGTATGTGCTGGCATTCCCGACCAGGTACTGCCAGGTGGCCATGTCCGTGACCTTAAGACGTGCTGGGATTGTAGTGATGATGGAATTCAGAAGGCCATAGAGGACTATGGCTATGATATTGCTGCAGCTGCTTACATCAGCGGGATAGTAAGGCTAGATAACATTCCCGCTGACTTCCAGTGGATTTTTGTTGAGTCTGGCTATCCCCATGACGTGCGCATCATTACACCTACGGCTGAAATGCTCCAGTCTGGGAGACGGTTGTGGGACAAGGCTGTAACTGCCTGGAAGATTGGTATGGACACAGGTAACTGGGAAGGCAGAGGAAATGCAACTGTGGATGTCAGCAGAAAGCGCAAATACAAAGACAACAGCGAATGGTTCAGCTAAAGTAGAAACGTACCCAAACACAGGAGAATGACAATGAATGAACGTACCATGACCGATGAAGATGTTGTTATCCAGAACCAGTACGTCAATGCCGACGAGCTGGCTGAGCTTGGTCCGCGTGTCGTCACTGTGACGGATGTCCGCGTCGTGGACTTTGCCAAGGACGGGGAAGCACCTGACGAGAAGCAGGTACTGGTGTTTGACGATGACACCAAGCTTACCTTGAATGCCACGCGTCGTGGTCAGCTCAAGGACATCATCAAGCCTGCCGACGGCAAGGTCAAGGTGGCCCAGTTGAAGGGTCTGCAGATTAAGCTTACCACTGCCAAGGTCAACAGCCCCAGCGGCAAGAAAGTTAACAGCGTCCAGATTGAGAACGGCGCGGCATTCTAACCTATCCAATTGCCAGGTTGCACGCGAGGCCATCCCATAACCGCGGCGCATTAAATGACCCAGGCAGGTGGCCTGGTAATTGGACCTAACTTATGCAACAACTTAGCCTGGCTGGCTATGTCGATGTAGAGGCCGCGGAAAGCACATCCCCCTCCAATGTGCCTGCTGTCCGTCCGATGACTGCAAGACAGCCACGTGACTACCAGACACGCATAGCCAGCCAGGCTCTTTCCTTATTTCGGCAACGCAAAAGCCCGCTGTCCGTAGCAGCTACGGGGACAGGGAAAACCTTCACAGCAGCACTGGGGATATCGCAGTTCCAGGGGAGGGTACTGTGGCTGGCACACCGCATCGAGCTAATTCAACAGGCAAAGCTTGCGTTGGAGGACATATTAGGTGAGACTGTCGAACTTGAGACTCCTGGCAATTACAGTAGCTCTGCTAGGGTTGTCGTGGCATCTAAGGACACTCTTAGAACACCTGATAGGCTGGGAAGGATACTGAACTATGACCATTTCGACCTCATAGTCATTGACGAATGCCATCACCTACATGCTAAAGCCAGCAGCTACACGAAAATCATTGAGCGATATCCATCTGCTTTACACTGGGGTCTTACGGCTACTCCTGGCAGACTGGACAAGAGGCCATTACGGTATTTCGATTGCCAGACTGATGCTTATGGCATTGTCGAGGCTTCTAAGGATAGCTGGCTGGTTCCGATACTGGCTAAGCGGGTTAAGGTTACGTCAGTAGACCTGTCAAATGTTGATACAGTTGCGGGTGACTTTGCAAAGGATGAACTAGATGCGGTCATGGCTTCGGAAAGCAGTCTCCACGGCACTGCTAATGCTATTCTTGACAATGCCAATGAGCGTCCCGGTCTTGTATTTAGTACTGGAGTCGATACGGCAAGGCGACAAGCTGAAATCCTCAACAGGTACAAGCCAGGCTGCGCCATGTTCGTGTCAGGAGAAACCTCTGATGAGGACAGACGCAAGCTCTTTACCGAGTTTGGACGCACCTACCAATTCCTGGTGAATGTAGGTGTAGCCACTGAAGGTACGGACCTGCCACTGTGCAGCCTCATTGCCATGTGCAGGCCTACGCAGTCACCAACGCTGTTCCAACAAATGCTAGGCCGGGGACTGCGGCCAGAGAAGGGGATTGATAGTGCAGAAGACAGAGCGGCCTGGATACAGGGCAGTAGCAAGCCTAATTGCCTGGTCCTTGACTTTGTTGGAAACGCTGGAAAACACCGCGTCGCGACTGCGGCGGATGTGCTCTTGGATGAAGCATTACCACAACAGGTTAGGGATGTCGTTGCAGCTAAGCTTGAGCAAGGCCTGGCAGCAGGCAAGGAAATAAGCGTTGCCGAGGCCATTGAACAGGAGCTTGCCAATGAAAGCGAAATCAAAGAAGCAGCCGCTGCAAAGGTACGCGCTGAGCTGGAATCTAGATTACGGATACGTGGCATATCTAACTATCAAATACAGGATATCTTCCTCCTGGGGATGGGAGCGTCTGACGCATTCACAGAAACAGGGATGCCTCAGGCAGCTACTCCTGGGCAAGTCCAACGACTACTTAAGCTTGGTATCAGCTTCGATGCAGGTCTTTCCGCAAGTGACGCAAGGAAGCTCCTGGCAGAGCATAGGGAACGGAATAACCTGGCAACTGAAAAGCAAGTAAACTACCTGCTACGTGTCAGGCCAAGTGTCATAACTCCAGAATTGACAAAGAAGCAGGCCAGGACGATAATGCTAACCATGTGGGGAAAGAAGCGGAAATGGTAGGCAAGGAAACGCGGAAGCAACGGCTACAGTCACAGAAGCGTGACTTAGTGCAGTACATGCTGAGCAAGATTGAATGGGAAGACTGGCACGCGGTCATGGATGCGGCTGCTGACATCCGGGAGATTGAAGCAGAATTGAAGGGGATGGACCATGGCCAGTCTAAAGATGCTTGATAAGCTAGAAGCAGATGCCGCTAAAGCTCAGAAACGCGCTAACGCTTGCAGGGGCAAGCTGGCCAAAGACTGTAAGCATCTACGTACAGAAGAATACCGCTGGGAACACGACAACGGCTATGGCAGGCAGTCCATGCAATCTGGTACCATTTGTAAGATTTGTTACAAGGTAGACCTGTGGAACAGCGGTAGGTTTCTAAGTTCCGATGAAAGGAAGTGGTAATGGCAAAGAAGGGTAGCGATGGCCTGACCGACAACCAGCGGCTAGTGCTGGACCTGTCACGACTGCTTAAGCGGCCTTCCGAGATTGCTACTGCAACGGGCCTGGGGCTTAACCAGGTAGCCAACATTAAGAGCAAGCTGGCTGCCAGGGGGTATACCCTTCCCAGGTTCAAACGTACGCCACAGGAGCTGCTAGAGGCCTTGGAAGCGAATCCGCCAAAGCCACGTAAGCTTAAGCCTGTTGCCGCTGAGCGTCAGTTCTGCAAGTGTGGACTAACCTTGCCTTGTAACAACTGCTGCCTTAGGCCAGAGTATATGTATGATGTTGCCTGCAGCAGAGATGGAAGTGTTACAGGCGTACCTAAAACTACCCGTCCAGGACAGGAGCTTGATGGAGGTTACGAGCGGTTTGACAGCTCTAGTGGCTATTTTAACGGCGGGCTTGATAGACCAGAAACAGGTTTTGAAGCTGGCCCAGGATATACAAAGGACATGTCACGATGAATAAGTGGCAAGAAAGACTGTATCAGGAAATTGACAACGGTGCTTACCTGTTTCAGAAAACTTGCCTTGCAAAGTCCTGGATTCTTGTTAGCAGCGATGGAGTTAGATATGTAAACCGTAAACGTGTCCAGGAGATGATTGACGCCGGCATGTTAGATGTTTCGGAAATCAAGAAATGCAAAATGGCATTCCCAGGGGCAGACTATGAAAGCTAAGAAAGCAGCCAAGCGCAAGGCCCATATCCGCAACCAGCTGGCCCTGGGCAAGGTTAATCGCTATGACGGTGTATGGGCTGACCCTGGCTGCCTTGATAGGAAAGTGGCGGACAGGGCTGCTATCATTTCGCAGCGCATGATGTCGAGTAAGAATAGTTAGCTTGTAGCCTGTTTAGGTTAACAAGGGCGGATACTAGTCACGCCTAGGTAAACCGGCCCGGAGCCCGGGCAGACCCTGGTTCGAGCCCAGGAGCAGGCGCGATGCATACACGCGAAGAAGTAACAGCAGCCAAGCGGGTATCGCTCCTGCAACTGCTGCCAGCCGATGCTAAGCTTATCTCAAAAGGTAATGGACGTTACATGACACTGTGTCAGTTTCATGACGAGAAGACCCCCAGCATGTCACTGGTCAAGTACGATGACGGTTGCTGGGGCTATCGCTGCTTCGGGTGCGGGGCCAGTGGCGACCCAATCCGGTACCTGCAGAAGACGAAAGGGATGGATTTTGTGGATGCTGTCAAAGAACTGCTGCAGTCAGCTAAAACTGCCCCGGAACGGCCACAAGTCGTTGACACGTATCGTTACCTGGACAAGGACGGTAAACTTGCATACGAAGTGCTACGGTATAGCCCTAAGAACTTTCGCATGCGGCGACCAACGGACCAGGGCTGGAGCTGGTGCTTAGATGGACTCGGTCGTGTACTGTATCAACTGCCGGTTCTGCTATCTGCCACCGGAGATATCTTCTATGTTGAAGGCGAGAAAGATGTCAAATGTCTTTCTTCACACAACCTTACTGCAACAACTCATGCAGGTGGAGCAGGAAGCTATAAGACTGAACTACTGCAGCAACTGCCGGTCGTCCCAGGACGGCGAGTCATTGTTGTGCCTGACAGGGATGAACCAGGAATGAAGATGATGCGTCGTATCTTTGCCGATGGCAGGTCGCTGGGCCATGACATGCACTTCCTGTTACTGCCACAGGGAAAGGATAGTACCGAATTCTTTGAGCTTGGTGGAACGCTTGAACAATTTCTTAGCGAGGTAAAATAACCATGGAACTACTGCGATTGATTGATGACTACATGCAACATATTAACGGCTGCAGTACCTGCTTTGAACAGGTAATCAACGCTCCAGAGGATGGTAGCAAAGACGAGGAGATAGCTACAACGCTACTTTGCGAGACTGGTAAGAGAATGGACAAGGAATTGCAGGACGCAAAAAGCGAGGTAAAATAACTATGGAAAGCAGGCCAATAACTTATGTGTGTGTAATTACTGATAACAGTTATGAGCGGCGTTATTCGTGTAGTTGCGACGAGGCCGCCGCTCGTCGGACTGCGGCAATTGAGGCAGGCAAGCCTACTGTACAACATGTTTATGTAGCCAAGATTGTTGCCGAATATTCTAAGGAAGTTACCGTTAAGGAACGTAATGTCTCGTAAGTGGCCCACACACCTGGTCATTCCTGACTGTCAGGTCAGGCCTGATGTCGATACTGACCATCTGCGGTGGATTGGCAACTACATTGCAGATAAGCAGCCTGACGTGGTTGTCCAAATCGGTGACTTTAACGACATGGCTAGCCTTAGCGGCTATGCGGTAGGCAAGGCTGCGGCTGAAGGCAAGCGCTACCATGCTGACCTTGCAGCTGGCAAGGAAGGCATGGGCAAGCTTATGAAGCCGGTACGTAAGCTGCATAAGAAACGTAGACCTAAACGCATGGTCCTCACGCTTGGCAACCATGAATTTAGAATCGAGCGGGAAGCAGAAGCCCAACCACGGTTCAAGGGGACGCTGCAGTTACAGGACCTGGGTTATGAGAAGGCAGGCTGGCAGGTCGTCCCGTTCCTCAAGATTATCAACATCAACGGGGTCGACTATAGCCACTACTTCATCAGCGGGGCCATGGGCAGGCCTGTAAGCTCTGCCGCTGCATTGCTTCGGGTACGGCAAGGGTCTGCCACTATGGGCCACGTGCAGAACGTGGAAATGGCCATCCATCCCAGGACCCAGAAGACGGCACTATTCTGTGGCGTGTGCTACCTCCATGACGAGCCCTACTTGACGCCACAGGGCAATGACGTGCGACGGCAAATCGTAATGAAACATGAAGTGCACGACGGAGTTTATGACCCAATGTTCGTTTCCCTGGACTTCTTAAAAAGGAAATACTCATGACGTTCAAAGCTACTAGGACTGCTACGGTAAAGTATGAAACTAACTATAAATGGGACCTATCGCAACGCATTGGCGAGCCTGGCAAGCTGTACGGCGTTACCGACGGCTCGGGAGGACTGAGAGCAGTGTTTGCGAACAAGGTCAGCGCCTACAAATGGGCGAACGCAGATGCCGGCTTGAGCCAGTACAATCACGGTCCTTACACCGTCGTGGAGCTTGACCTTGACTAAGCTTATCATTCTACTTGCGATTGCCCTTGGCTGCGCCTGCCCTAGACAGGAGGCTGCCCACCCGCGTAACGTTACCATGGAAGACGTGTCCTGTATGCTTGGGTGCGTCAACGTGTCAGGGGAAATGGCTAAGCGGGAAGGCGACTTCTGTTATTGCAAGTTCAAGCTTGTACCGGTTAAGCAGGCTAATCCTGATGCAGGCACTGAACAGTCAACGCAAAGGTTGTAATTATGGATACATATCATACTGAGCATGTCCTGGATGATGTTTATTTTGAACGGGAGGCCCAGGACAGGCGATTTGGGGAGCAGAACCTGCCCGACGGCATCAACAGGCCAGAGGACCATGCTAACCATGTGCTGGCTAAGCTTACGTGCGAGAATAAGACCAGCGCCGGCTGCTGCACGTGGCGTGATGTACTAACCGAGGAACTGTGTGAGGCTTATGACGCAAGGACTGAGAATGAGCTGCGCATGGAGCTGAAGCAGGTTGCAGCTGTAGCCGTAGCCTGGATTGAGGCGCTGGATAGGCGCGACGACAAGCGCAAGAAACTGCCCGTAACCTGCGACTTTGCAGACCATGCCCAGACAGATTAAGGGGCTTAAGGTGCCGACACAGGCAACGCTGCGTAAGTATGGACTGGGGCTTCAGCATTGGTACGCACTGGCACATGACTGTGGGTATGTCTGCTCTGTATGCCACAAGCTGCCGCCCTCTAAGAGGTTGTGTGTTGACCACCGCCACGTTAAGGGCTTTAAACACATGCCAGCACATGAGAAGCGCAAGTATGTCAGGGGCCTACTGTGTAGCTACTGTAACCATTACTTGGTAGGGAAAAATACTATTACAACCATCCCTGGAGTGGTAAAGTATCTGGAGGTAACATGTCTGACCTAGTCAAGCCTATCGAGCTGGATAAGATGCACACTGAGGCCGAATGCTACGATGTAGGCGACGGTATGATAGCTCTCATGTTCTCTGATGCTACCCACTGGTCTATCCTGGTTCTTAAGGGCTGTGCAGTGGTTGGGTATGACATGGACACGCTGCCTGTCACCGGTCTGCTCAGTGAGATTGCTGCCGCTGCTGTTCAGAAATTTGAGGCAAGGACGGCGAAAGATGACAGTAATCTGAGACTTTGCAGCTCTTGCCTAAGGAAAATCAACTAGTCGGGTAAGGCACGTTACATGCAATCATTCTCAGCTACCGACCGGTAACAGTACGCGTTAACATTAGGAGGCTCCCATGCAAGCTACTGACAGAAGCACCCCGAAGGAATGGACTGACCAGGTTCGCCGCGAGTACGTCAATGACATTAATAGTCAGGGTCCGTTTGCTGTCAAGGTGCGGGCCTGGGGCGATACCCATCCTGTAGCGGACCAGCTTGGGTTGCCGTACTGGTGTCAGGAACCTACCCGCACTATGGCCGACCCTGCTATCGAGTTTGCTTATGGTGGCCTTGATTTTGCCAGCATCTGCTCTGCTGTTAAGACCATGAACATGTGGTACTGGAGCAGCGTCAACGAAAGAGTTGTCGGCGCACTTAGGGCTGCAGGGCTTAAGGCAGAATCGGAGGATGATATTGAGCTTGACATTCTTACCAGACCTGTGGCAAAGGCTTAGATATGATTGAAGCAGAATGGGCCATCAGCAACAGGGTTATGGCTGCTAGTATTGCTAGTCATGCCAGGTATGCCGCTAGGGCTGCCAAGGCTGTGGCTGTTGCCAGTCGTGACACAGCAGCGGCCTGGCACACCAGGGATACTATCTGGGAAGCCAGGGAAGTTGCTTGGGATGACAAGTACGCTGAATTAGCTTGGCAGATGTACGCATTTGAACTACTTTTGACCACGGAGGTATAACATGGACACGAGCATTGAACAGAAAAAGGAACCGATTCGCGCCTGGCACTTTATCCGCATGGAAGGCAAGGACCTTATCTTGCGCGATGGCAAGAAAGCCCCTAAGAAAGGTGAATGGCTGGTACATGAGGGGGATATCAAAATCTGTGAGTCTGGATTGCATGCCAGCCGCAGAGCCTTCGATGCCCTTAGCTATGCCCCTGACGGGGTCCTTGCCGTGTGCCTGGTTGAGTGTGAGGACATTATCGAGGAACATGCAGATAAGTTTGTCTGCCGCAAGCGTAAGATTGTGTCCTGGAAGCCTGCCACTGAGCTGTTGCGGTACTTTGCCCGTCAATGTGCCTTGCGCCATGTTGACAAGTGGAATCCAACGGCAGAAGACTTGGCTTTCCTGAATCTGCCGCTGGTGCGTGAAGAATGCCCGGAGTAGTTGGAGTTACCAACGAATGGTGGAGAATCAATAACTATCACCATCCTTGCGTTTGGTTACGTAACATTCGCTGGGAAGCAGCAGACGCGGCTACCAACAATGGGCATGCTAGTCCCTGGGGGGATGTATATGATAAGTACAAACAGGAACAGTCTGAAGACCTGGAGAAATTCCTGACACAGGAGCTTACAGCTTAGCATACTTCCTAACAGCATCAGTTATGGCTATGGCCTGGGCAGCTGGCATTCTCAGCCCCAGCCATAGCCGTAGCGCTCGCAGGACCTTGCTGCATCCCTCGGCGTAGGTCTTGTCATTGTCAGGGATGTGGCCGCAGTGGCTGCAGCCTTCAGGGGTTACATCATCAGACCCAAACGGCTCAGGGTCAGTGTCAGGGTCAGGCTTAGATTCCGGCCCAGCGTCTAAGACGTCCCCGAATCGGCTGAAAAATATCGACATGAACCCACCCTGACTTTTCGTAAAGGCCTAGCCCACCAAGTTCTGGCAAGCGACCTGCCTTGTACTCTCCCAGGATGATGTCATGCAGCTGTTTGGCATTTAACATGCCCAGGGCCTTGATATCAGCCGCTTCCCCTTTGCAGTGCCTGCTTCCTGACGCTACCTGATGACTCGTGCTGCTGGCTACAAGATTGCTGTTATACTTGTCCGTCCTGTAACCTGACACAATCCTGATAGGCATCTTGACTATGTCACGTATTTTGTCTAGCAGCCCAGTAAGTGTACGATACGTTACAATCCATTCCTCGGGATATGGCGTGCCGTCCTTACATGCCAATTCCTTAGGCTTGAACCACTTGCTGTCTGGCAGCCTTGTTGCTTTAGGCAACATTAGCTGCCCCTAGCGCGGCTCTTCGGCGTCAGCGACCTGCCCAGGGCCAGCAGACTTCGGTTGAGCAGTAATCGGTGACTGAGCAAGCTTCAGGGCAAGACCAGTGGCAGCCGAGATAAGCACAGGAGCAGTAAACACCCCGCCGCTGATAACGCCGGCAACTACGGGGCCGGCGAGACCGATAACGTTCAGGGCGGTATTTGCATGCTTACGGCCAAAGAGCTTTTGTAGGAGAGGTTGCAAGAACGAAAACATGTATTATTCCTTACTTTGATTGTTTTGTGCAGTCTTCATTGCGTTACCAAGGACGCCACCGGCAATAACCATGACCAGGTCCTTGACCACTGGCATCATGTCGTGACAGGTAGCAGATAATCCGCAGATAGCCGGTAGGGCTAGGCAACAAAGCAGTACCATGACGTGCTGCCAGTTCATTACGCCCACCCTAGGATTTCAGACATCCAGGGCCTGTTCATTGGGTCGCCAAGGTCCATTGCCATAACAAGAAGCTCCTGTTGAGGTCCAAATCCGCCTGTATAGCCACCGTTAAAGCCCCTGAGCAGACCTGATGCAAAGACAGGCATGATTAAGCCTCGTCGTACAGCGGCAGATAGCCAAGTAAGGAACCGTCCGTGTCATGGTATGGGACTACAACTCCGTTGGCTGTACCTTCCAGGGTAACCCCTGTTTCAGATGCGCCGCCGATGCCGCCATGGGCAATGAACTTCTGGCCAGGCCTGGTGCCTGCCAGCCCGGGGCGAAGGTAATACGGCGTAGACTGAACACTGAGCAGGTACTCGGCAAATTCGTTGTCAGTCATGTCTCCGTTAGGGATGCGAATCAACAGAGGGTCCATGACATCAATTTCGCTGCCTACCATGCCTGCTCCTGCTGTCAGAATGAACCTGATACCGGAGTTGGCAACGTTGACAGTCTCGATGGTTCCGCCTGCTGCCAGCCACTGCCATTCACCGTCACCATAGAACTGGCTGGCGTTGCAAACGATAGAAAAGTTGCCGTTGTTGCCTGCCATATTAAACGACAAGATTGAGCCGCCTGGCAGGCCATTGTCAGCCCTGGCCCAGATGCCAATAACCCACCTGTCACCGACGGCATGGGTAAACGTATTAGTCGTGTGCGGGTCCTCATCGGTGTCCTGAGGCAGGACGTAGACGCCGTCGCTGCCACTAATCCGTTCCATTCTCCATGCCGGCAACAGCGACGTTGCTGGGTCTGTTCCGCCCGTTGGGTCGTACTGAGGCCCGGCGCATGCCGTTGCCGTCACCTGGCCGCCTTGCAAATCCCATGTGGCTGGGTCGTTTTGCGCGAAGTTCCAGTAGCGTGGCGTAGTCAGATTGAACTGCCGACGGGCCTGTGGCAGGTCAGCATTGACCCGCCCGGCCCAAAACCCAACCTGGCCTTTTGTGATAGCAGATTCGGCCTGCCCGTCCCAGCCACTGGTGTTGACTACGCCGTTGACCTCAACCAGTCCACATCGTTTGATATCAGCAGTGTCGGCGTCTGCTTCAATCCGAACGTTAGGCGCCGAAGCATCGTTGTCCCAGGTAAGAACTTCTTCTGCAATGACCTGTCCGTAGCTGCCGCCCTCTAGTACCTCCAGTTGTGGTGGCGCAGTGACACCAATCTGCGTATCGCCACGTACCTGTCTGGCAGCAAATGCCCATTGGAAATACTTGCTGCCATAAATGCGCATCCCCGTGCCGCCCGGGTTCAGTCCGCTTACTTCCAAGCCTGCAGCACCGTAAGCGCCGCCGTCGGCCAGCAGCCACGCGGCCCTGTCAGGGTCAGAGCATGGAACAGTAGGCACGTACCCAACCGGGCAGCCCTTATTAACAGTAATGCGGCCGTCAGTAGTAGTGCCAAAGTCCAGCGTGGGGCCAGGACCAAACTGGTCAGTTCCTACGCTTGGGCTAACCTGCCCCCCAACGTTTACGATATCTAGCAGCCCCACGCCATACCAAAAACGGTCCTGGACGACACATGTCCCTGCATCTTCAACCGTAACGGTCGCGGAACGAGGGGCGTAACCGTACGGGTCGGTAACGGTAATAGTGTCGTACGTAGTGTCAACGACCCGGTAACTGGTATTGGCGATTTCGTTATCAGTCGGAATAACCTCGATACGGTCGTAGCGCTGGATAGCATGGGCCTGCCAGTTGCCTACCGCACCTGCTGACGCATCAGCACCGACATCGAGGTACTCAATCCAGGTCCCTGCGGTTGAATAGGCGCTAACCTGGTAAGCACCGGACGGGAAGTCGCCAGAGCTGGACGTTAGATAGAACTTCTGTCCAGGATAGCAGCTGGGCATGGCTGCCTGGGCGGCAAAGTTGATGCGCGTTGTAATGACCGAACCAACATGTGTCCTGGCAATGTTGGTAATGGTGATGCCCTCTGGAAGCTCCAGCGTCAGAACTGCCTGCCCGTCAGCCCTGTCCCATTCTAGAATGTTGTTGAACTTGATAGAGCTGTCAGCGCTGCGTCTGTAGTCCCAGCCGAAGCGGCCAGGCTGATTGCAGTTGTAGCTAGCACCAGCTGGCAGAACGTTTTGGTAAACAACAGGCTTGGCAGACGAACCGGCAAGCCATAGCAACGGCTTAAACCGTCCCGACGCAGCAACGGGATTGGTAATGCCACCAATAAGTCTTGCTCCTGGCTGTCCAAACTGCGTATGAACCCCTCCGTGGCCGATTAGACGCAGCGGAACCAGCGGTTGCCAGCCAGGAGGAGACAAAGCATCGTCCCTCAGCCAACATCCCTGGTCCGCTACTGGGCCACCCCAGCTGGTCAGGTCGATAAAGTGCAGTTCACCGCCAAGCCCCGCGCTGCTGTCTGCAAGTCTGTCATAGGCATTGTAGCCGGTAAGCATGGCGCGTTCCCAGCTGCTGCCATCGTTGCTGTCACTGCCAGTAGGCGAGACATAGACCATCTTCCCGTCGACGAGACCTGGCCCGCCACCGCCTGTAGGGGGAAAGAATGGCATTAGCTGGGGTTATACTGTTTGATGACAGTTAGAAATGAGTTAGCAGCAAGACTGTTGGTGGCAGCGTTAACGCGAAGGGAAGTAATGTTAGTCGCGGCATCGAGGTACAGCAGTTTGGTAGAGTATGCCGCAGGGCCCGGTTCGATGTTAATCTCAAGGAATCCGCTTCGCCATGCACTAGGAGCAGTCCTAGACCTGATGAAACCCCAACCAGACATTTGCTGGCCAACTCCAAGAGAGGCTCCTAGGGCCACGTTTCCAGTATCCCTGCCACCAGCAACAGTACTGGCACCGGTCATGCTGACCCAATGAGAATAAAGGTTCGTGCTAGCCCCATTGAATTGAAGCAACGGCACCCCAGTGGTTCCAGCTCCAATCAGGTGAAAGTAAATGATGTAGTCGCCGTCATTGTCGCCATCCAGCCCCGAAACTTCGATGTTAGTACCAACGCCGCCGAGCGTAGTAGTGGTAGTGGCTCCAGCTCTTAGATGTGCGTTAACAGCAGCCCGGGAAGCATGAGTTGGATTCGCAGTTGAACCAGTTATGTTAGCCAGGTACGTATTAGCAGCCTGCTCTGTAAGCATAGCCGGCGAGATAGTATCAGTCAGAACAATGACAGGATTGGCAGGGTCGGTGTTGTCAACCCCAGTTCCAGTGACAGACTCTACGGTACCGCTGGCAAACGTGATTGGTTCCCAGTAAAGCCCGGCATATCCCAGCGCAGCTACTGCTCCAACGCTGGGGCTGCCAGTAGCCGTGAGCCGGTATTCGGTCTGGCTTGCGCTGAGGTAAATGGTAGTGCCAAGCGTAAGTCCAGTGGGGTCGTAAGCAGCTAGAGTGGTAGTGTTGCTAGTAAGAAGCGAGCTGCCAATAAGCATTATCTGTTCCCCTTCGCAGAGTACGTAACAGTGATGTAACCAAGCCCAGCCGTAGGCGTAAACGTCACCCGCAACTGCCTGGCAACGAGCGGGTAGGCTTGGACGTACTGCGAACTAGCGGCAGTAACAGAGGCAATCGCAGGGGTGAACTGCGACGTAATATCACTCCACTTCGTGTCCCTGCCGCCGAATTGACTCAAGCCAGGGAGCTTGGGATTGACGTAGTTGTTACTGACCTCAATCTTCCAAGTACCAGTCGCAGGGTCATCGCTGCGAAGGATGTAGACAGTCACCGTGTCAGGGTCAAACTCTTCATCAACCAGCCCAGTGGCACCTGCGGATTCGAAACTGCCATCGGCGCCGGTCGTGACTTCCCAGCTACCGTTATTGCCAGCTTCAGCAGCCCCAGAGATAACAACGAAAGCGCCTTCAAGACCTGTGAAGTCAAAGCCATCGAACGTAAACGTATCGGTAGCAGCATCTACCTCGTCGCCAGTTTCAACGGTGATTTCCTCGCGGAGGTCTTCCGTAACAAGCTGGAGGCCACAGCCGTCCAGATGCGTCATATCACCGGGCAGAATAGGGTCAGGCCAGGTATCAGTGTCGGAAAAGTCTATTTCATGCTCATAGAGTAGGAGATTCTCATTATAGAAATCCCCAATAGTATTAGCTTTAATGGCCCTGCTCCTGTTAGCTGTTTAGTAACCTGGCTAACAGATAGCAGGTAATTAGATAAATTACAGGCAGCTACGTGATTTCGCTTGCTTTTTGGCCTGTAGTCTGCAATGACTTGGACGGTTCCTGCTTCGGTGGCAGGACACGGGACCTGTCGTCGTTAGCAACTCTACTATTTGACTTGTACGGGATAAGCTTCTGCCCCAGGAACGTCCGCATGCCTGCATCAGAACGCGGAGGCAGCATCAGAAACTTGGCGTCACCCATCTGGCGCTTGGCAATGGCCATAAGTAGAGCCGTTTTCATGTTCTCATACAGGCTGGGAAAGAATTCCTGCAGCGCTTTGACCTGGGCAGGCAATAGGCAGCCTGATTGCATCAAGGTAAAGGCGAGAAGCGGGTCTGATACTAGCCAATACGCGTTATAGAACTCCCATTCCTTGTCACTGGTAGGCTGGATACGCTTCGGGCCAAGGTACGTGTCAAAATCCATGACAGGAATCATGTTGGCCACGTGCTGGTATGCGTTTTGGACGACTAGTTGGAAGGATAGGGCCATATCCTGCAGCTCTGGCGGGAACTGCTCTATCATGAGCTGGATGGTTGACTCTGGTAGCGGCTGACTGAACTGGTTAACGAGCTGGTTGTAGGTCCAGTCCCGCGGCATCTTGAACCTGTATGGCAGCTGGCTGTTTACAAACTGGTTAGCTAGCTTCTCAATGGTACGCGGCAGGTCAAGGATTTCCCGCTGCAGCATGACACCCACCTTTGGCATGTCGCCTTTAAGGATACGTGTCAGTCCTATGACAGCTACAGCAGCTTCGCCTGGGTCGAACGGGTCAGGCTCGTTAAGGGGTAGGTTGGACATTGGCTTGACCAAGGAAAGAGGGGGTTACAGCGCCGATGACAGCATTTGCAGGACGACGCTGCATTAGCTCAAGGACCTGCTGTGCATGTGGATTACCCATGGAGCCTTGTGCCTGCAACTGCCCTAGGGCTGTATGCTCTAGCCGATTTGCCCCAATACTGGCCCGACGCAAGATGCCATGGCCGGCGATACCACCCAGGGCAGCTGTCAAGGCTCCATGGTGGGCCGCCCCGTATACGTTACCTTCTTCCAGGTCATGTGCAGTCTTCTGTCCGTAATGGATGGCTCCCAGGCCTGCGGCGGTAGGTGTAGCTGCATGTCGGACAATCTTGCCAATGGTTCCTTTGAATTCGCTGTTACGAGACTTCTCCAGGGCCTCACTGACGCCTTGCTTGGCTGCCAGCAGGACAGAAAACTTGACATCATCGTTCCTGATGCGGCTAACAGCTTTGGCAAGGTGCGGAGAAAGGGAAGCAACATCGTCAAGGTGCTTCTCCAGGGACGAGACAATGGCCTTCTTGACAGCAGACTTGGCCTGCTCGCTATGATTTGGGTTGAGCTTGTCAAAGGCCTGCAGCGCTGACTGCTGCCTGGCAGACGCTTCCGCCCGCAGTTCCAGGGCAGACATGGTGGCCTTAGGGTCCCAGGACATAATCCCTTGTTTGGGGCTGAGAATGTTCTGATTCAGGAACCTGACGGCATCGGCGCTAGCGTTAACCTCGGTTACAGCCTTGTCCAGCTGGCTTCGGATAATCTTGCCTGTCTGTGGCAGAGCGTTAACTATGCTGGCCAGCTCGTCGGCAAGCTCAGGAGTGATACCCATTCCCTGGGGCCGCAACAGAACACGCTGCAGCTTGTTTGCCTCAACGCTGCTAAAGTCCCTGGCCCATTCCTTGTAAGCCTGCTCAAGGGCCTTACCTGCCGTCGGGTCTTTCTTGAGCTGATTCTTGGCCTTGAACATGGCCTGCTCCAGGGCATCCAGTCCCTTACCAACTTCGAATTGCTTCGCGCTGTCAATAGTGGCGTAGTTTGCTTGTCTTCCAGGACTGAGACGCCGGAGATTGCTATCAATGTGCTCTACAGCTTCATCCCATTTACCGCCACGCGCTGCAGCCTCGACAGGAGCCATAGCAGGAGACTTAACAAAGTTCTTGGCAGCATTGGCTTCCACGCCGCTTTCAACTTCCTTGGATAGAATCTGATTCCAGGCCTTTGGCGTAGCCTTCTTGGTGGTCATACCAAGGATTTCACTGCCCACAGTTTGGATGTACTTCTCTCCTAGCTTATCTTTGACCTTGTCAACGGCCTTTCCGGCCAGGTGACCAAGTCCTGACAGGGCTGCACCTGAGGCAGCGCCAAACCCTGCTCCCAATAATGCATCGGTGCCAATGGTAGCTGCGTCCTTGCCTTCGGTTAGTCCATGGCCAATAGCCGAACCAGCCCCAAAGATGCTGCCAGAGATAGCAGCGCGTCCAGCTTTAGCGGCTGCAGTAGTTCCCTTAACAACATTGGCAGCAGCACCAGCACCAGGGATAGGTGCGGCAATGCTGCCAGCAATCTCGCTGGCAAGGAACGTCTTAGGATTGGCCTGCCTTGTTTCTGCGATAGAGCCTGCATATGCTTGCCGCCTTTGGTCAAAGGACACGTTCGGGTCAGTAATCGGAGGCAGGGAAGGGTCATGAGCCTTTTGCGCCAGGTCACGGATACCGGGAATCTTGCTGGCAGCTGTATCAATGGCAGCGCTAATCCAGCCGCTGGCCCCAAGTGTGGCACCAGAGCTGGCACCGCGGGCAATGGCAACCCCCGCTGACTTGTTAGGGGCCGCAGCATTGACTGGTTCGGCCCCCATCGCGTCCATTTCTTCAGGACTGAAAGCCTTTCCAGCCGCAGGGACAGGCTTAGCCCCTAACCTGTCCAATTCCTCGGGCGAATAAGACTTGGCCGAAGCTTTCTTCTTGCCGGTAATCAGCTCGGACAGGCCAACGTCTGCAACTTTGTCAGCCATGGTTAGTTAGCCTCTACGTATGCAGTGCCATTCCATTTGAAGATGCGGTCACCTAGTTGTCGGTCAGGATGGGCATTGGCAGTGCTGTGAGCAGGAGCATGGGGCTGAGCTGCAGCAGCATTAAGCCTGCCAGCTTCGCCTGTCTGCCCTTCCCCATACCTAGCCTTGCCGTCGCCGCCAATGACGCCAGAGAACAGGCCATCAATGTTGGCATCAATCTCGGCCCTCAGGTGCGGGTTCTGATACAGGGGATTCTTAGGGTTCTGATGCTTGGCCTTCATCCGTTGTCGTGACTTGTCAATCTCGGTCAGCGCCTGTTCCCTAGACTCGTCCAGGAACTTGTAAATGGTGTGGATGAACTTCTCACCTTCCTGGGGATTCCCCAGTAGCCGTCCTATCTTTGTCTTGACAGATTCATCGGTACCCTTTAATGCCTCAACCATTTCGACTGATGTTTTGGTAGGGCTGACACCGGTAAGAAAGCGGGTAAGCTGCTCCCTTGCCGACGTAACGGCAACTGCAGCAGCCGTGGTATCGCCTGCCTCTACAGCTTCCCTGATTGCTTTCTGGGCAGCTTGAACACGGTCCAATCGCGGCAATGCACCTGGAGTAGAGGTAGTGCCATACAAGGCCTTGTAGTCAGGGTCGCGCTGCACAATCATCGGCACACGGGCCAGCATCTGCTGTGTGAACTTGTCCATACCGCCATTAGCTGCCATGGCACGTGCGTTAGCAGCTTCTGCATAGTTCTTAGCCCTGATGCTGGCCTGGGTCTTAATCTGCTCCTTGGTCAGCAACGTCTCTGCATCCATATGCAGGGCAGTCGCCTTAGCCTTAATGGAATTCTCCCAGTGTTGAGTAGCCTTGTCGGTAGCTTCCTGTGCAATGGTCTTGGCAGCTGTTACGTCACTGCGCCCTTTATTGGCTACGATGAGCTGGTTGGTTCTGGACGCAATAGCCTGCCATCGGGCAGCTTCCTGGGCCTGCCACTGTGACAACTCCTGTAGCTGCATAGCGTTAAGGTCCTTCTTGCCTTCCATGGACAGCTGGATGTCATTCCACAGGTCCTTATGCCGTTCTTTCTGTAGGGCAAGGTGCTCTTGTGTAGCTTGGTTCAGTATCTCGACCCCGCGATTGACATGGTTGCTGTTCCAGCTGATGCCGCTGAACAGCAGGCCCAGCCCTATCATGGCCTTTTGGCCTGCCGTGCGGCTTTCCCAATGGCTGGTCCAGGGCGTTGACTCAAAGGCTGCCCGCTTCTTAGCTATCTCAGCATCAGCAGTAGCCCTATGCTTAGCATGGTCAGCTTGCAGCTTGGCCATTGCAGCAGCGTGGGCTTCATCAAACTTGGCCTTGTCATCTGCCGCCTTGACATTGATGGCCTGAGCTTCCTGTGCGTTGGCGACACGTTCCTGACCAATGGCCTTGGTCTGCTGCAGGTTCTGTTGCGATTGCTGCACTGGGTCAGCAGTAGGAGCGGTAGCAGGGACAGGAGTAGCGGCAGGAATGCCCTGTGGCTGCATTAGCTGCGGCTGGCTAGGAGCTTGGGCTGTCCCTGGTGTGGGGATAGCCTGAGCCTGTTGCGTAAGCTCTGGCGTTAAGACAGGAAGGCTAGGGGCCTGTTGCGGCGGTATGCTAGGAGCCGTGTACTGTGGCTGCAGCAGGGCTAGCTCTTGTAGTGGTGCTGTTGCCCCTGCCTGTTGCATGGCCAGCTCAGGGACAGGGCCCTGCCCTGGGACAGACATAGTAAAGGCTGGCAGACTCGTATCGCCTGGCATAGTTTATTATGCCGCGCCGCGATGGGTCAGGGCAGCTCCACCAGCGTTGATAAGGTTACCGGCAAACTGCATCCACATTTCCTTGTTACGCTGGTCACGCTGGGATTGTGCAATGGCAGGGTTCTGTGCCTGCCCTGAAAAGGCAGCAGCCCCTTGCAAGTTCTGCCCATACATGCTGCCAGCCTGGCCTGCCTGGTTAGCTGCCACTTGGGCTTTCATGACCTGGGCCTGCTGCAGCTCCTGTTGACGGGCAATGGCCGCATCCTGGTTAGCTTGTGCACCAGCTGCGCCTGTAGCTTGAATGGCTGCGTACTGGGCCATGGGCTGGTTAATGCCAGTAGCGCCAGAAGCCTGGGACTGTGTAGCCCTTTGGATGTCACCGACACCGCGCTGTAGCTGCATACCAGTCACGGAAGGGGCAGAACCTGAAATGACACGGGACAAGTAGCCTTGAAAGTCCTGTTGCGTCCCCTGGGCCTGATTGAACTGCTGCTGCTGCTGGGCTAGGTTGCGAATGAGCTGGTTGCTAATCTGGAGATTGCGCTGGGCCTGCTGGGTCAGCCCTGGGTCTGCTACCTGCTGCATTCCAGCTGCATCGTGAAAGACACGACCTGAGGCTGGGTCAATGTAAACACCTGAGTTTGGGTCAAAGACAAGGGCCATAACGTAACAGGTAGCTGGTATTAAATTGTTATTCTATTGTGTCAGGTAGCTGACATTTCTTGTCACATGACAGTAAGCTGGTGCCAATCTTGACTCGGCGAGAGTCACAGGCAAGGCGTTGAGCACAGACGGTGTATGTGCTAGCTGCAGCCCTGCCAAGTAGCGGTGGCATGCACCGTCGCCGTAGGCAGGAGGGGTAACGAGGCAGAGCCGAGAGGTTCCTAGGGGAGGACAGTAATTTGACAGTCCTATCATGTACCTAGAGCATTCACGAAACATTAGAAACAACTCGTCGCGTCATCCTACCCGTTTGATATGGCCTACTTGGATATATGGTCACATATGGTCACATATGGTCATTCGATGGCGTTACCAATGATATCATGTAGATGTCATGTAAATAGACAATTCAGTGACAATTGACCATATATGTATGGTCACAGTAATCTGATACTGTCTCAGTTATTTGAGTAGCGATTTCTCGATAATAGTATCGGAAAACTGATATTGCCATGTGTAAGTCCCTGTGACTTAAACTTACAGGTCTTGGCATAAGATTAGCATTGTAAAGGGGCATGGAAACGACGGAAAAGAGAATCTACTGGAACGGCGGCAGGACCGTCGAGCTTCATGCCTCCACCTGCCGTCATGCCTCTGTTATGGTTGCTACTGACGCGATGATTCTTGAGCACGTCAAGGCCGGGCGCAAAGTCAAACAGTGCAAGTGCGTTAAGGCGGCAAGTAGCCATGGACAAAATCGAAATCACCCGCGACAAGGTCGGTATCGGCACCAGTCCTGAGACCAGCAGCTACACCGCCATCGTGTCTGGTCCTAACGGGGCTGTGGTTGTGACTGCTCCGACCCAGCGCGAGGCCATTGACAGGGCTGTCAAGGTGGCAGAACTGAACGGCAAGCATGAGCAGTATGTTAGAGGCGAGTTAAAAAGACGCCTAGGGGCTACTCGTGGCCACAACGCTGTGGTAAGGTTTTAATCGGAGGAAATGAACATGGCCAAGGACGCTGATGCTTACAAGACCGGAAACAGGAAGTGCTGGCATGTGGTAAACATGCGCGGCAGTGACATCGCTATGGATAGGCTTACTTTGTCACAGGCAAAGACAGTGGCGTCTAATTTTCGCGATGCCACCTACTGCCGCGACGGTTACAAGCTCATCCCCTGTGCTGGTGCCGCCCACGGCAACCCGTACATTGACAACTGCAGCATCTGCGCCCCGCGCTGGGGCGTGGTCATGGTGCCTGCGACGGAGCAGTCCAATGACGACTAAGCTTCGCATCCTTGCCATGTTCGCCATGTTGATAGCCCTGGTCTTTGCCTGTAACGGGTGCGCTGGCAGGGAGTATGACCTAGAGTTTATCTCTCAGCCTGACCAGGACCTGGCCCAGCACATTGTCTGGGACCTGGCATTTGGCAACGACAAGGTTGTTCCTGTCAAGTACATCCCTCCCCTGGTCCAGTGGCGTTACAATGACAGCTGCGATGGCCATGATGGCTGGGAGCATAACGGCTTCTGTATCCTTGGCTATTATGCCCCTGACAGACAGTACGCCGAAGTGGAATGGCTGGGCAAGTTCAGCTCCAGCCCCTATGCCCATGAGCTGTGCCATGCTTGGAAGCTATACACAGCTCACGATATGGACCAGGGCCATCTGTCTGACTGCTATGAGCAGGGCGGCCTTGTTGACCTTGCTAACGCGCTGCTGCAGCAGAAAGGACTGTGACATGGCTAGACCTAACTTTACAATTGCTCAGATTCTTGCTTCTGTCCCTGATGGAAGTCCACGTCCTAAGACACTGGCTGACGGGCAGGTATGGGACCTGTATCCTGCCCTCAGCGGGAAACTGTCACTGTTTTGGGATGTACAGAGTATCAATGGCAGCCTTGTTAACTTGTCGTTTTCTAATCCATATAACAATAACAAGGACGATACCGCGATGGCTGTGCCGGTTACCCCTGACCCATCATGGACTTGGGTATGCTGGGCGCCTGGCTATGGCCCTGCTCAATCAGGCATCGCACAGGCCCTGCAGCAGGCACTGAACAACCATGGCCAGCCACAGCAGCATCCGCAGGGCACGGTGACTTACATTCCAGGTCCTTACGCAACACGTAGCTACTTCGTGAATGACGTACCTACTCCTAAGCAGACTAAGCGCCAGGTCAGCATGAATGGCAGGGACTGGGTCGATTATGACAAAATGAATGACCCTGACCCGTTCGATAGCTACAAGCATTACAGGAGCGTCTAATGCGACGTGAGATTAGAATCCGCAGAACCTTGTTAAATGCCTGGTTCTGGACAGTAGTAGAAGTGACTGGTAATGGTCTCATCCAGATTATTGCCCGAGGGGAGGAGAGCAATGGGTTGCAGGCATACCTTGCCGCCGAAATAGAGCTTGACAAACAGCAGTAACAGAAGTAGATACCAGGGACTGTAGCAGTACCACCTAGTTGGCTTTTGGGGAGCAAACTCAGGAGATATCAATGGAAAAGCTGAATCAGGAAAAGGCAATGGAAATGTTGTTTCGCGCGTCCAACTCCGTGGCAGTCAAGAAGCCACGTATCAACCCTGCCCATGTCCAGGAGCTGGCCAAGGACATTGAGAAGTGGAAGGAAGCCAAGGTGGTCACTACGCCGGATGGGCTCATTTTGGAAGGCATTGACTACGTGGCAGCCGTGGCCAAGACAGGCAAGGAAGCTGTCATTGACCTGGACAGTAGCGGCACCCCTCGCAGGGCCCGTCGTGGCAGCCGCCAGGTCCCTGCCCTGTCGGCAGTCCACGAGGCGGTCAAGTTTGAGGCAGCAGCCAATAAGCTTGCCATCGACGTTGACAGGCTCATGGATAAGGTGGCAGAGCTGGTGGCTGACAAAATCATTACCACCAAGGTTGGAAACAGCTAAAGTACAAGAGCAGGCACTGTGGCGATAGTGTTGCAGTGCCTGCTTATAACATGAAAGGTAGCTTACATGCGCATTGGAGCTAAATACATCATCCGTGGGCAGGCCTGGGCCGGTGTCTGGTGCATTGTCAGTAAGCACGATAATGGCTCTGTGACTGCAGAGGACGAGTATGGGGAACGTCAATGCTTCTGGCCAAGGGAGCTGGAGCAATGCTAATGCGGTGCGTACAATGCACTATTGACCAGCCTGGATGGCTTCCATCCGACCAAAGCCGTTACTTGAGCCATAACTGGGACTTTGACCTCGAAACTGTGATGACAGACCTAGAGCATCTGCTAGTCACAGAACTGGCACTGGAACAGATGCCGGGAGAGTGGCAGTCATGACTAATGCTGCCTTGGCTGCCGCCTGGGCTGCCAGGGATGCCAGGGAGGCCGCCTGGGCTGCCAGGGA